CGTTTAAGCTTGTACAACTTTGATTATATCGCGCTCTCCCTCACCCGACTCCGTCGGGAGCTCCCTCCCGGAAGGAGCCTTTATCAGTTAGCCTCGGCAACGTCGCCCGAAAATGATGATCCCGACTCTACGCGCAAGATGTAGTCGTCGGCAAGAATAGCCGCACACATGAACGCCTTCCAGCCGATAGAGCTTCTCTGGTTAAGAGGATCGTTTCCGTAGCCTCTCTGCTTAACGATATGCTCAACAGTACCCGTGCCGTTGATGTCGATGATGCCGTATGCATCTCTGCCGAGGAATATTGTTGAATATGATGCAAGACCCTTCTTGCCACCTTCTCCGGGGAAGAGCATGTCGCCCGATGCATATGTTACACCAAGGTCAGCGTCGGCAAAGATAGTCTTTGACTCAACGTTTACGCCGATAACGTTGAAGATGATACCCTTGTCCTCAGATGCGTCAAAGTACTGAATTGCACGTCCGATAAGGTCGGTCGTAATGCTTTCAGATACTGTGAGCTGATAGGGAGAAGAGCTTCCGCCGTTAGCGGATACAGACGCCGTACCGTTAGATTTGTAGGCTGTGGGAGTGAGTGTACGGGAAGCTTCACAGAGATCCTTGCCGTAGTTGATCTTGGCTTCGGATGACTCAACGAATCTTACGCCGCCGAGAGTGCCGAGCTCACCGCTGAGGATCTTTTCGGGCTCAGCGTACTTTTTGATGTCTACCCATGCGTCGCCCGATTCCTGCATAAGATCGAAAGCAACGTGGGGTGAACGATAGCAACGTACTTGCCGTCGATAGTGGGAGCGTTAACAGCCTTAAGCTGAGCAGCAGCCTTGAATACGTCAACGACTCTGAGCTTTGCGTTTTCATCGAGCATAGCTCTGGAATCTGCGGGGGTAAGCTTTGTTCCGTCGTTAACGGAAGCATAGTTAACGTTAGTACCCGTCTGGAGAACGTCTCTTACGATAGTGTCGATCGTACGTCCGGCCTGATCTGCGAGAAGCTTTGTAGCCTCGATAACAGTGTTGTCGATAGTAGTCATCTCGATGAGGTCAGTCTGCTCGATGTAGTCGCCGTACTGGTTGAGAGTAGCCGTAAGCGGAACTACGGTCATTTTTGCACCCTTGGGAGTGATGCCTTCTGTGATGGTGTTAAGGTTCTTAGCAAGGGGCTTCATTCTGCGGAATTCGACCGTCTTACCGCCGTGAGGGGGGAATAGGTCTCTTCTGCGCGAACTGAGTGTGAACGAGGTTGGGAGTAGCAAGCTCAATAAGAGTCTTGTCGTAGAAGGTCTTCATTTCAGGGGAGAGTCCCTGTCCGTTGTAGCTTTCAACGGTGTTAGCATTAGCGTTAACAAAGCCTTCTGTAGAGTGAACGGTATCGTTTGCAGCAAAAAGCTGAAGATTGATTTTTTCAGAAATAGTCATAGTATAACTCCTTTTAAATGTGTTTTTATATGGATAAGCCCATATATGCAAAAATGAAAACAGGTGATAATACTGTATCGTGTATAAGCCTCCCCAATGGGGGAGGGGGACCGCGTTAGCGGTGGAAGGGGCTTATTTTTCACGATTGAATATTACTGAAAGATTTTCAAAGAACGTCTAAAATCTGATTTTTCTTCCGTCCTCCACCTGTTTGAGTATGGAACGGATATCGTCTCCCGTGAGGGCAGATACGTCCGTTTTGCGAATTACCCCAAGTGATGAGCGAACACCGTTTTCGGCGGGTCTGTTGCCGTTAGCAAGAATATTTTTCATGGTTTGCTCCTTGACGCGTTTAGCCGTACCGGTAACGGCAGATCTGATGATCTCGTCAGAATGAACGGCAGTGAATGCACCCTTGACCGAGACACCGTTTTTCAAAAGCTGTGCAAAGACGGGATTACGAAGCTCGTTTTTGAAATCGAACTCGGGGAACACCTCCCTGAGTCTTTCGCCCTCGTCAAGCCATCTTTTGTAGGTCAGATCGGCTCTTGCCGAAATGAGAGAGGCATTGAGGTTATCCTTGATGCTTTTGTTAACGTTGTCCGTGTCGTTTTTCTCGTTTTTGGGCTCAGCCTTTTGCACAGAGTCGTTTTGCATTTTTGAAAGAAGCTCTTTTGCGTCACCCGTGCCGTATTTTTCCGAAAGATGCGACAGGATGGGAGAAAAGGCCTCTTGCTTTTCTTCAAGGGATTTCAGAGTTTTAAAACGCTTGTCGATAATGCTTTGAGTACGCTTTTGGAAAGCAGACTCAAACTTACCGCCCTTGATAAGCTTTTCAAATTCCTGTTCAAGAGCCGCCTCTTGATCGCATTCGGTGTTAACGTCAGCATTGACGTCAGACGCTTCTTCGTTTTGCACGCAAACCGAATCTGTATTGTCCGAAGGTCCGGAGACGACCGAATTTTCACCCGTATCAGAATCGGCTGCAAAAAGCTGAAGGTTGATTTTGTTTAATGTGTTCATAACATCGTTCCTTTCCGAAGTGTCAGAGCGTTGATATTTTTGGCAATGCAGAGGTGTTAGGCTCCACCGCCATCGCTCGACAGTAATTATAGCTGAAAAGTCGTATTTTTTCTCCCCACGGTATAACGGCTAAAGGGGGTATATTTTTATATAAAAATATAATATTATTGTTTTTATGTGCATTATTGTTTTTTCGTGGGTCGCCTTTTGACGCCGCTTTCTTTCAAAAAAGAATATAGGAAGCGTCGAAAAAAATCAAAAAAACTATTGACAAAATGAATCCGCCGTGATATAATCGTGACAAATTTGAATATCACAAAGAACGACTATGATGAAGACGGTCGGAATGTGAAGCTTTACAGAGAGTTGTCGGACGGTGCGAGACAACAGCAGATCTTTCCAATGACCTATCACTTCTGAGTCGGAGGACCGAAAGGGAAAACCGAGTAGACTCCTTCCGTAATGCTGCGTAAAGGCAAAGGACTTGATAGAGTCCGTAAAGTGACGGAAAAATAAAGCTTCCGTAATTTGAGTGGTACCGCGGGTTAAATACTCGTCTCAAAAGATTTCTTTTGAGGCGATTTTTTGTTTTATTCAAATTCGTAACCATTAACCAATATGTCGAGGATGAAAGGAGACAACAAAATGGATTACAGTTTGAAAGAGGTCGCAGGCAGAATAAAGGACCTGCGAGAAGCAAAAGGATACACACAGGAGGAGCTTGCAAAGCTTACCGGTGTAACGGTTGAAGAGTACAGTGCGTTAGAGCAGGGCAACACTGACTTCAGCTTTACGTTTATTTATAAGTGTGCCAAGGCTTGTGACGTTGAGGTCGTTGACCTGCTTGAAGGACGAAGCACGACGCTTACCTCCTTTGCGATCACAAGAAAGGGCGAGGGTCTGAAGATCTTAAAGCAGCACGGCGTTGAGTACAATAACTTAGCTCCCAAGTTCAAAGAAAAGCTCGCTGAGCCGTTCTTGGTAAAATTCCCCTACATTCCCGAGGAGCAGAACGTGCCTATGGTGCTCAACTCCCATAACGGTCAGGAGTTTGACGTTATCGTAAAGGGCTCTCTTAAGGTTCAGGTCGGCAACCACGTAGATATACTTAACGAGGGCGACTCGATATTCTATAACAGCCTTATTCCTCACGGTATGATCGCCGTAAGCGAGGGCGGATGTGAGTTCCATGCCGTTGTACTTAATCCTCAGGACGGTCTCGTAACGGAGGAATATCCCGAGGCTCCCATCGTTCATGCAAAGGCGGTTGAAAAGACTGCAGACGACAAGGCAACTGTTGCCGATAACTTCATTGAATCGTATTACGATGAAAACGGCGTATTCAACGGCATCAAATTCAAGAACGAGGATAAATTCAATTTTGCATATGACTGCGTTGATGCTATTGCCGAGAAGAATCCCGACAAGCTTGCAATGATGTGGGTAGCAAACGACAAGACCGACCGCAAGTTCACCTTTGGCGATATGAAGAAATATTCGGCAAGAACAGCCAACTATTTTGAAACGCTCGGCATCAAGAAGGGCGACACGGTAATGCTCGTGCTTAAGCGTCATTATCAGTTCTGGTTCTGTATGCTTGCTCTTCACAAGATCGGTGCTATCGCGATCCCCGCAACAAATCAGCTCGTTGAGCACGACTTTGATTACAGATTTAAGGCGGCTAAGGTAAAAGCTATCATTTGTACAGCCGACGGTGAGGTGTCAAACGAGGTTGAAAAGTCAGCAGCCAAGTTCCCCGGCATGCTCAAGATCTTGGTCGGCGGCAAAAAAGAGGGCTGGAATGACTTTAACGTTGAGATGGAACGCTTCAGCACTCACTATGACCGTACTGAAAACACTCCCTGCGGTGACGATCCCATGCTCATGCTCTTTACGTCAGGTACGACAGGCTATCCCAGAATTGCAACACATTCATATAAATATGCTTTAGGTCACTATCCGACGGCAAAGCATTGGCATAACGTAAATCCCAACGGACTTCACTTTACCATTTCCGACACAGGCTGGGGTAAGGCTCTTTGGGGCAAGTTCTACGGACAGTGGCTGTGCGAGGCGGCACACTTTACATACGACTTTGACAGATTCCATTCCGAAGATATCTTGCCTATGTTTGCGAAATACCATATCACTACCTTCTGTGCTCCGCCTACCATGTACAGATTCTTTATCAAAGAGGATCTTTCCAAGTATGATCTTTCTTCTATCGAATATGCAACGACGGCAGGCGAGGCTCTTAACCCTGAGGTATTCAATCAGTTTAAGAAGGCGACAGGGCTTACCATCATGGAAGGCTTCGGTCAGACAGAAACCACTCTTTCGATCGCCAACTTTGTCGGTTCTACTCCCAAGCTCGGCTCTATGGGAAGACCGAGCCCGCTCTATGACGTTGTTATTCTCGATCCCGACGGAAACGAGTGCAAGACGGGTGACACAGGTGAGATCTGTATCCGCGTAAAAGACGGAGAGGCCCCCTGCGGACTCTTCATCGGTTATTATCTTGACGAAGAAAAGACAAAGGAAGTATGGCACGACGGCTACTATCATACAGGCGACCAGGCGACGATGGATGAGGACGGCTATCTCTGGTATGTCGGACGTATCGACGACGTGATCAAGTCATCGGGCTACAGAATCGGTCCGTTCGAGATCGAAAGCGTTATCATGGAGCTTCCTTACGTTCTCGAATGTGCAGTTACGCCTGTTCCTGATGAGGTTCGCGGTCAGATCGTTAAGGCAACTGTAGTTCTTGTAAAAGGAAAAGAAAGAACAGACGCCTTGAAGAAGGAGATTCAGGATTACGTCAAGACGCACACAGCGCCCTATAAGTATCCGAGAATAGTTGAATTTGTAGACGAGCTGCCTAAGACCATCAGCGGCAAGGTAAGACGTGTAGAGATCCGCAAGAACGACTTGGAAAGATTGCAGAAATAATATTAAATGGGTGTCGGAAGCGGCACCCATAACTTTTTTAAGGACACCCTCGCAGGTGTCCTTTTTTTGTTTGTGCGAATAAACCCCTTCCACCGCTGACGCGGTCCCCCTCCCCCAATGGGGAGGCATTGTTTAGCGCAAATATAACCGCGAGCGGTAGGGGAGTGCCTTGGTGCTCCCGCTAAAAACAATATCATTCGCACTGTATATATTTTTTATATTAAAAATATATAAAATCCAACGTATTATGATGGGGAGAAAAATATAAGAAAATACTATACAATAGAGCCATGCCGAGCGTCATAACAATATCTCCGTTTCAATAAACATTTTCCAAGGACAAACCCCTATAAAAAGGGAGGCGATTTTTATTTCAGATAATTATTCAAACAACTATAAAAAAGCAGAGAAAGAATACGTAAATACACAAACCACCTACGCCATTCTTTCAAAAAAATATGATATTCCGCTCAATAAGCTTTCAACCTACGCAAAGGAAAATAAATGGGTGGAAAAACGAAAAAAACACAAGCGTTCAAATAAAAAAGCAGGACTTGATATAACGAAGCTGTCAAACTCGCAGGAGGATCTTGAAAAAATAATAGAAAGTGCATTTTCAAGCGTGGCAAGCAAGACACTTGATGACGGAGAGCTTGACGTGAAATACCTCAAGGACCTGACCTCAACGTTAAAGGAGGCAGTCAATATCAAGAGAAACATATATCTCTTGCCAGTGCTTGAAGAGCAGAAGAAGCGTGAGCAGGAGCTGCGGGACAACCCACCTGCGCAAAATATCCAGACAAACGAGATATGCATTTTGCTTGAAAGCGATACAGAAAAGTATAGCATTTAATAAAAAGGCTCCCTTGTGTAAAGGGAGCTCCCGACGGAGTCGGGTGAGGGATTGTGTTTTTATTAACGAAACAAAAGGAAACAGCAGTATGAAAAAACAGATATCACTCGGAAGGCCTAACCCAAAGCAGGCACAGTTTCTGTCCGATACACACAGATTTATAGCGTTCGGGGGTGCACGAGGCGGCGGCAAATCTTGGGCGGTCAGGGTCAAGGCGGTATTGCTTGCGATAAGGTATCGCGGCATAAAAATTCTGATTATAAGAAAGACCTTTACCGAGCTGAGAAACAACCACATAGTACCGCTATGTGAGATGACAAACGGCATAGCGGTATATACCGACACGAAAAAGGAGCTAAATTTCAAGAACGGCTCGCTCATAAAATTCGGCTATTGCTCGTGCGATGCCGACCTGCTTCAATATCAGGGCTCGGAATGGGACGTGATGTTTCTCGACGAGGCGACACAGCTGAGAGAGGACTGGTTCGACAGACTAAAGGTGACCGTCCGCGGCGTAAACGATTTTCCAAAGCGAATATACCTTACCTGCAACCCCGGCGGCGTCGGTCATTCGTGGGTAAAAAGGCTGTTCGTTGACAGAGTATATAAAGAGGGTGAGGATCCGAAAGACTATTGCTTTATACAGTCACTCGTTACAGATAACACGGCTTTGATGGAAAAGGACCCCGAATATGCACGTCAGCTCGAGAGTCTGCCGCCAAAGCTGAAAAAGGCGTGGTTGAACGGCGACTGGAACATATTTGAAGGACAGTTTTTCGAGGACTTTACCGATGCACCGGAGCACTATGAGGACAGGCTGTATACAAACGTGATCGAGCCCTTTGAGATACCGCCTGATTGGAAGATAGTGCGAAGCTTCGACTGGGGCTTTGCAAAGCCGTTTGACTGCTCGTGGTGGGCGATAGATTACGAGGGCAGAGCCTATCTGATATTGCAGCTGTACGGGTGTACGGGCGTTGCAAACGAGGGGCTGAAATGGCACGCGGGACGTGTGTTTTCGGAGATACGCAGAATAGAAAACGAGCACAGATGGCTAAAGGGCAAAACAATAACAGGGGTAGCCGACCCGTCGATATGGAGCGAGGACGGAGGCGAGCCGATAATAGCCTTTGCCGACAGAAATATGCTCTATTTCGGCAAGGCGGATAACAGCCGAATAGCAGGCTGGATGCAGGTGCATTACCGCCTTGCATTTGACGGCGACGGAAAGCCTATGGTGTATTTTTTCAATACGTGCAAGCACGCAATACGGACACTGCCGACTCTTCAGTACAGCAAGACGAACCCTGAAGACCTCGACACCTCGCAGGAGGACCATTTCGCCGACTCTTTTCGATATTTTTGTATGTCAAGACCGATAAAGCCGACGAAAACCCCTGAAACGATAACGGTGAACGCCGACCCGTTAAATTTGCTCAGCGATAAGAAATATAAGCCCTATTCGTACTTGTAAGCGAAATGAAAACGGGCACGATATAAGGCTCCCTCCGGGAGGGAGCTGTCGAGCGAAAGCGAGACTGAAGGAGAGCGCGAATCGGTTGTATTTGTGCAAGTTTTATTATAGCGCAGGCTCCTTCCGTCATTTTCTTGCGAAAATGCCACCTCCCTCTCGGAGGGAGGCTTTGGTTTGTGCAAACTTCACCGAGAGCGGTAGGGGAGGGGCTTGCTCCTCCCGAACGAGAAAAAACAACACATATCCTATTATGGAGGAAATATGAAAAACAATAAATCAAACACAACAAACAAAAATAACAAAAGAATCCCCGACGAAAAGGCGGTAGCAAACGCATTTGCCGCTAAAACGGGCATAAAGTCACCATTCGATAAAAAACCCAAGAAGAATGACGCAAAACCCAAAAAGAAACACCCCGACAGAGAAGCTGTTGACGCGCTCTTTTCCAAAAAACGCCCCGACATTTTGCCGCCTGTTGATTTCAATTATGAAAAAATAAACAAAAAGACGCTCGAAAAGGCATATTCGCTCTTGCGTTCATATAAGTCGGGCAAGGCAAACCTGGAAAAAAGAATAACAGAAAACGACCTTTGGTGGAAGATGCGCCATTTTGAGCAAATACGCGACAGAGAAAGGAAGTACAATCCCGCGTCAGCGTGGCTGTTTAACGCTATTGCAAGCAAGCACGCAGACGTTATGGATAATATTCCCGAATCGATCGTTCTGCCTCGAGAAAAGAACGACTCCGATGCCGCAAAGCAGCTGACGGAGATACTTCCCGTGATCCTTGAGCAGAACAACTTTGAGGAGACTTATTCTGACGTTTGGTACGATAAGCTCAAGGGTGGCACCGGCGTTTACGGCATATTCTGGGACAGCTCACTGTCAAACGGTGCAGGCGATATCGCAGTAAAGAGATGCGACGTTTTAAATC